CTGGTCGTAAGGAAACTCAATCTCGCTCATCGCATACACCAGTTCGCTGGTGGATGGAGAATCCTCAATTTGAAAGTCGCATGTCCGATCCGGGAACGCATCGTTCAGCACTGCACTCAGGTAGCACACTTGCCCTGTATGTCGTATCCTGTACAGATGCTTATCCCTTTCCTTCGTAAAGTCAGAATGCCGCATCCGCACACCTGTCGTTGCACATTGCAGCAGAACGACGATGAGAGACTTCCGCAACACGGTAGGCAGCAACAGTGCTACCAATTTCTTGTAATTAATTTGATACAGTCTCATACGCTGTGTAGTTAATTGTCAAGTCCGAATCCTGCGCAATCGTGTAGTATCCCGCATACGGAACCGCATACCCGGTTACCTGATTCCACACCGAAGACCCGTTCTGGCAGGTCTCCGCCGTAACCAATTCTGCCATCACCACGCCTTCAACCGCCTGCACGGCATCTATCATCGCATCGTTTCGGTATTCCCCATTGAACGGAAGTGCCTTCAAGAACTCTTTTATCCTGTCTCTTACCGGCTCACCACCCGCCACGATTCCTGCCCCCGTACTGGTAATTACCATCGGATTGTACCACACGTTCAGCGTAGCCCTGTATTTATCCGCTGCCACATTCCGGATGCGTAGCACAACACCTGCATCCTTCACCTCCTTCATATAGGCCGTAAGACCTGCCTCTTCCGATGCGGATAGGGGTGCGGGTGTTGCACTCGCAACCTTCAGATACACGATTGCGTTTTCCTCTACTGCTGCAGCATTCTTAACCACCTGCGCAGTGTTGAGATCCTCGTCTGTAAGTTCTTCGGAATATGTGTCCGAGTCAGCTGCCAACGCGTACCCGTGCCGGTACGACTTTGCCTTATTCACGTACCACCGAAGTGTGTGCGGCTTCATCTCGTCGATATATGTTTCCACCTCTTCCTTGTGTTTGTCAAACAGCACTTCGAGCGTCCACACGCACGCAGCTACTACGTAGAAGAAGATGTTTTCAAGCGAAACCTTCGACAGCGTTAGTTGATCTCCGTTCTGCACGTCATACTTCGCACGAACGGTGGTGTCTGCCACATAGGCTTCAACCATTTCTTTCTTTATTTCGTCAATCGTTCTTGCCATTAGGATACTTCAAAATCATGTTCAACATACCAGAATTCAATACCTTCACCACTGCCTGTTAATACGTTCACCTCGTCATTCGTGATTCCTGTCGCGGGTCTGATGTCGTTCGCCGTGAATATCTCCACGGTCTTCTTATTGCTGACAACATTACACTTCAGCTCTGTGCCTGGAGTAATATCGTCAGTGATGGATAGTCCATTAGCCGCAGCTACCTCCATCATAGACTCCAGTCCTCCGCACTCTTGTATCGTCATATCCGGAAGGCTCTGCCGCCGTAATGTCTTCTTGCTCATTGTTCAATCTCTAATTTTCCGGTTGTAATATTGAGATATATCTTCGCCACCTTGATATCGTCCATCGCAAGATGTTCCTTGATCTTCATCTTCCACCCGGCCTCGTCATGGTCGTTCACAATGTCGTCTATTCCCACACCCATAAGGGGATATTCCTTTATTTCGCCTCTTTGGGACTTTAGAATGATATATTCATTTTGGTAGGTGGTATTCCCAACTACCATCTCCCCTGAGGAAACCGCTAAGTCTCCGTTAACGTCCATCAATAGTCCTGTCTTCATCCGTGCATAACATTAGAATTCTCAATGGAGGAGAAGTCCTCCTTATCTGTCAGTGTGGCTAACGCCACCTTCATGGATGTCTGAAGAGCGGCACCTCCGTCGCTACTTCCCGGCACTGCGTTGTTGATCGCATCAATGATGCCATCGACACGTTCCGTCAACTTCTCCAACTCGGTCTTCAATACGTCCGCCTTCGCGGTCGTATGATTAGCTTCTCCGAGTTCTATCTTATCTACGTCAGAAAATTGGATGACTGCCAAGTCCCTCAATTCACCGCCAAGATCCGCTATCAATACGTTAGAACCCACCGTAGGTGTGATACGGAGGAGGTGCGTGGTATCGGTGGTTATCTCCCTCAACTTCACATCTGATAGAATAAGAGTGTTAGCCTTTACCGTGCAGGTATCTCCCTGCACACTCACCACTTCTGCGGTGAATAAGCTGGTGTTCCTTGCTCCTCCTATCTGCCTTATCAGCTCCTTAATTCTCCCTGGTCTGTCCATCTTATATCTTTTTTCCGAGCGTCACCTTACGCTCGCCTCCATCCCTGGAAAAGGATGTTTCTACGGCTAATACGTAATAGGTGCCATTCTTATATTCGTATTCATTATCGATCACTTCTACCTTGTATGCAGGCTCGCACACTGGCAGCAACCACCCGGTTAGGCTGCCTTCATAGCCGGTGAAGTTCTTCCTCTTCAACTCCTCTTCGGCCAGTCGTCTAAGACTAGCCTGGTCGGATATTCCAGAACCGCTGCGGTCTAACGTAATCTTGTCTCCACCCGTTGTCCCTACTTCTAATTGAAAGGTCTTTCCATCCTTTCCTTTGCCTTTTATTACAATAAGAAGACGGCGGTCTTCTGCCCGCACATACTTCAATTCTTCACTCTCCACGTTCTTCGAGAAGTCATATACCACTGATCCTGCTATCTCGCTATATTGCGGATGTACGTGAAGTGTTCCATTCTCGAAGTAGATGTTAGGTTTAGCTTCTTCCTGCACCTTCTTCAGTACATCGAAGGCGGTTGCGTTACTTATCACGAACTTGTCGTAAGTGAAATCGTAGTCGCACTTCAATGCTATCTTCATGTTGTGTTCTCTCGCCACAACAGCATTTATTCTCTCTAACAGCGTCTTCACGCTGATATTCTTAATCTCCTCATCCTTCAATGAGGTCTTATACAAGTAGAGCGTATCTTCACACTCCAGTGTGAGCTGACCTTTGTCCGTTTTAATGCTATTTAAATAGCCTTCGAATTCGATTCTGTTATTCCCATCATATCCGAATTCGATGACAACCTTGTCACCTCTCTTGATCTTAGATTCCACGCTCAACGCTACATTATATACCGATGCAGGTAACGTGATGATCGCTGTGTCACTCAGCTCTTCCACGCTCTTCTTAACGACTACGGAATCTATCATCTTAAGCCGGTAAGAACCTATCGTTATCTTGTAAGTCATGTTGAACATTTACTTTCTCTCTATTAATAGGTCATACAGATCGTCGCTGTATGCCTTGATTGTAAACATCTGATTTTCTACGCCCTTCGTAAAAGGGAAGTCGCAGCTCTCGATGGTGATACGGGTGATGTCGTACTGCGTATTCAACATGTCACACACCACGTAGATGGACTCTTTCGCCTCACAATATCGGCGAAGCTCCTGCACGTAGCTGGATATCGTGTTATCCTTATCTTCCATCAGCACACCGCTGATACTTATCTCGTAGTCGTCCATGCTCCATCGCTCCTTGATGGATCCGCGTCGTTCGCTCTTCGCTACATAACGGCGGGTGATTATGTTCTTGTGATTGACAGCCACTAATGGATCTACAGGAAGCAGGAAGCCTCCCGCCTCAGGCTCTGTGGACAGACGGAACCTCATCGGGACTTGGTAGAAGTTGGAGGTCATAGCGCGAAGCCCCTTATTATAAGACTCCGCCGCATGATCTTCAAGAGTTGACTCCTCATTCTCCCTTACGGATACCTGTTGTTGAATAGGTATTACGGGAGGAAGGGAGAATCCTGTGGCCAACTGCATGTGTAGCGACAGCGATGTCGCATCGTCTATCTTCTTAATTACATCCATCATCCTGCACTTTGTGCGGATAGAAGCACTCTGTACATCGCCTCCTCCACCTGTTTCGTCATGTTTTCTTTGTTCTCCGCAAGTCCTCCGTTAAAGACGATGTTCTCCACCATCTTGCCGAGGTTTATCGTTATCTGAGTATTGCGAGTACCTCCAGTAGCGATGGCTTCGCTCGTATTGACACCTGCATCAGGAGGCGTATTCCCTTCGTTGGTCTTATTTTGCAACTGTTGCATAATGTCACCTTGTCCGTCATCTCCTTCTTCTTTATCCTTTCTTGCCCTCTCTTCTGCGCGCTCCTTCATCTTGTCGGAATAAGCTTTCGCGTACGCCTCTTCATAAGAGCCTCCAGTGAATATCGCCTTGATACCTGCTGCGACTCCATTCATTACGGCTGCGAACTTGTCGCACTTTTTATAGATAAAAGTGAACGCTGCCGCTATAAGAGTGATAGCTAACGCTATCCAACCTACAATAGGAATACTGTAGATAGCTGTACTGATTGCCGTGCAGGCTATTCTACCTGCAGTTGCGAATGTGGCGAAAGCTGTGGAGCTTATCGCCGCGAACGAAGCGGACGCCGTTCCTCCTGTTACTAATGATGCTATGTAGAACCCTATTCCCTTTATTGCATTCCATAGCCCCACAACCGCGAATCTTCCTACTGCCACAGCCGCCTGGATGACATTTTTTGTAAAACCCATGTTGGCAACTTGCCCGATTGACAGATATCCGTTATACATTCCCAGACTTGTATATGCGAGGATAGTCTTTGCCTTCACAAAATTGAAGGCGGTTCCAAGACCAGTCACTAATGGCATTAGCTGCACTATTGGTGTAATCGAAGATGCCACATTACTGACGAACATGGTTAAACCACCCGTCACATTGAAAAGAGATATCTTCATGTCGTCTATGCGGGCCTGCATACGGGCCTGCTTCTCCGCGTAAGTGTCCATGATTACTGCGGCTTGTTCCTCCGCCGTATTCGTGCCACTTATTGCATCATTCAACCGTTCTATCTCATCGTTGCCAGATAGTAACGCCATGGCCGCATTAGCATTCTCCATACCGAATATCTTAGTAAGAAGTGCGGTGTCTTGCATTATGGGTTTTAATTCATCGAGTCTATCGGTCAACGATTTGCTCTTGTCTGTCAATGTATTTACATCTACACCAGCTGCAGATAGTTCCTCTTTGACTTCTTTTGGGAGGAATCTTCCCTGCGCTAACGTCGACATTACATTTCGAAGAGCGACACCGCCTTCAGAACCTTTTTTACCAGCCTTGTCCAAGACTTGAATAGCTGCATTGGTTTCGGAGAAGCTCACTCCAGCACTTCTCGCTGCCATTCCGCATTGCTCCAAAGCCTGCTTGATAGCAGGAAGTTCAGCAGAACCTTCCTTACCTGCTGCCGCCATGATATTCATCATTCCTGACATCACCTTGCTTGCCTGAATTGGGTCGTCAAGACTTACCCCGTATTGATTCATGGCGGTTGTGAGAACCTCTGCAGCTGCAGTAGCATCTCCACCCATAGTTTTACTGAGAGTTGCAATGTTGTCGCCCATCAGCTTCATCGCCTTAGGGGACTTCGCTATCTCTGGAGACAGCTGGCTTAGTATCAACTTATAACTTTCGATGGCTTGTGCGGCAGACCCACCGAATGTCTTAGCCGTCTGTCGTGCGTAGCCTTCTATCTCTTTCAGACCGGCACCTGTTACTCCTGCTATGGCAGAAAGGTCTGCAAGTTGACTATTGACTGCAATTCCTGGAGCCGACAAATCATTCATCGTATTCTTCAATTGGTCGAATACGTTCGCCACACTTTGGAATGCGAAGAGCTTGGCCGACAGGCTAACGAATGAATCGTTAACCTTTAGCACCGAGACATTTAGATTTCCAGCTGCCTTTGCAGCCTTATCTAATGTTGTCTCCGGATGCCCGTTCGTCCTGAATGTTATATCAACTACATGATTGCTCATACTGTCGTTTTTGAATTTTCTGCCTTCCTAATTTCAGCTAATTGAGCGAACTTCTCCGCCCATTGTTCATCTGTTAGATCTGCGGGGTTGATGTGGAGGTAGTATTCTAACATGGTGTCTATAAATCCGACCCAATTGTCTTTCATGCTACCTTTAGCCCCGCTTACAAGTTTTTTAGCTCCACCTGTTTTGCTGACACTAATAAGTCCACGATACCGGCGCAACCTAATATGTAGTCTACGTCGTCAATGAATACGCGGGAGCCGCTCACGTAACATCCTTTGAGTACCGTCTCCAGCATCTCAAGTATTTTATTCTGTTGTTGCAACGACATTGCATAGCTCACTTGTGCCTTCGATGGCTTCTTGAAGTACGCAACATGACCGTTTGCCCTTGCCTCGACGATCTCTCCGTACTGCTTCTTCCATAGCTCCACTTGGGCTACTGATGCCTGTCCTTGTATTTCTTCCATATCTTTTTGTTTTTAACCGTATAAATGCTCGTCTGTCCGAGTCGTCAACCGTCTGTCCGATTTGTCTCATGTTAGCGCAATTGCGCTTTCTTCCTCAGAAATATGAAAGGAAGAGTGACTTCCATGAACTTGTCACCCTGTTTCAATTCCTTGTTCTCCTCGGTAAATTGGATGCCTTGAAGAACATCGGTGATCATCATGTCTCCGTTGGCGGGGTTACCATAGCATACCACCGCATCCAGTTGAAGGGACAACACGCTTGCGTCCTTGCTCGATGCGATGAGTGTCTCCAGTTCACCCTGCATCAGTGTCAGTTCTCCTTCATAAGAGATGTTTCCCTTTTGGATGGAATGGGGCTGATTCCCCTTTCCATATAGAACTTCTTTCTCTTGCTTCTTAGAATACTTTATTCCACGGATGCCGGTAATATCCTTACCGCCTAAGACTAATGTCACATCTGCGAATTCATATTGTCTGCTGTCGAACATATCTGTAATTATTTAGCCGTCTTGAATCCAAGATAGCAGTTAATATACTTCGCGTAGCCGTAAGGCTTCACGCGTAATTGCACGTTCAGAGTGCTAGAGGATACGATGTTTTGGTTGTAGTCCACGTAACACTCTACGCCTGTGTCGTTGTCGTCTGTAGGGTTGACCCCTAAGTTCCCGTTTGCGGTCATCTCGTTTTCAATGGCTCGCTCTACTTCATTCTGTATGTTCTTCGCTATTGCGGCGGGAATCTTCCCGTCATCAGTAACGGCGATGTCGTTACCCAGTTCTTCTACCAATGTGCGATAAGCTATTCGATAGGCCTTGTCTATTACTCGGCGGCGTGGGGTCAGTGCGTAATCATCCGTCACGGCAGTTGCTAATAGATCATCATTCCAGAAGTAGCCGGCCTTACCTACGAATGTACGTGGGCAGATGAATCCTTTGTCATTTATCACATCCGGATTTCCATTCTCTGCCACCACCGTGCCGATGTACATGCTATCTGCCGCAATGGTTCCATCCTTCACTCTTGCAATAGAACGCTGCACCGGAATAGCCGCCATTCTTCCGGCTAACAGACCAACACTGGCCTCTACGCTGGAGGCCTTCGTATCTCCGATGATGATACCTACTCTGTTGTAGGTGTAGGAGTGGAGATCCTTCAGGTCTGACGCAGTTCCACTGTAGTGCATGCCTGGCAGAATGACGAAGAGAGGAGCGTAACGCTCATCGGCTGATTCGTCTGCCAATGCCTGTGCCTTCATGGCAGCTGCATATACGTCTGAATCCAACCCATCCACCACCGTAGCTGTGTAACCGCTCGGGTCTGTCTTTGCCACAACCAAGATATTGACAGCACCATTCGCTGCCACAAGGAGATTCTTCGCATACGCCTTCGTCTTGTCGCAGATGTCCGTCATGGTAACGGATGCAGCTACCGGCATGAGCCACAACTTGGATCCTGCAGGTGCTTCGTCATAGAACTCCTTCACCTGTCGATAGATGTTTGCATTCGCATCGTTGGCCGCATCGGTAACACCTAACGTGGTCAAGTCGTCCAACTTTGTCAAATGATAGGCAGTGCCGAGAACCATCTTGTTAACTACTTCCGCTCCTGATGCAATCATTCCTACCACTCCATCATCAGATGGCGATGTAGAGCCCAAGAGGCCATTTTGGTATATGATACTTACGTGTGCTAACATCATCGTTCGTATTTAGTGTAACCCTTACCGCACTCATGGCCGTGCGACTTAGCCCTGCCTTCGTCCGTGAACCACAGACCGTCACCACATCGGAATACTACCGACACATTCAACTGCGACATCAGGCGGTCAGCCTCCTGATTGTATCTTGTCTTATTTTCCATATCGCCATTTAGCTATCTTCCAAGAAACGAACCCTCCCAAAATCAGGAGAAGAATAGCAAACCACTTCGCTATATTACCAGTCCCCGTTTCTATTTCCTTTTTTGTAATTATTTTATTTCTATAGTCGCACACTCTTACAGTGTCGCCTCTTATAAGTGTGTCGGTCTTGAATCTATCCCGATACCTATATATATATCGGTCTATTCTCACAGTATCTCCTGCTATATCAACGCGAACGCTGTCGCGCTCGTAGATGTAGCAGCTGTCTGTCTTCACCTTGTCAACATATCGAACAACGGTGTCACTCCTTGTCTCCGACTGCCTGCTCACCTTCAGCTGCGGACTGCAGCTTGTTGCGTACAGGGCAATCAAGAGCGTGAGGACAGTCGCTAATGCAGTCCAGCGCCTTCTGCAACTTCTTAATATCCCTTCGTAATCCATTAATCTCCCTTTTTAACGGCTCGACTATGTACTTCACCTGCATGTCGAGTGTCTTCTCCTCGTTGTCAAGTTCCACTCTCTTAGCCTCTGCCGTAGCCTTCTTTCTCTGCGACTTCAAGGTCACAACCGTGACAATCAGCCCACCCGACAACACCAGGTTGGCGATAAGGCTTATCAACTCCACATTCATAGCCGAGCCTTTTTAATCCATTGTTTTACATTAAAGGAAGGGCAGGCCTTCCCTCTATCCAAGTCACAATGCCCGCAGATGTCTGCCCGCGGATGCTCCTTCTTGAACTTCCTCACATAGTCCGTCATCGCCTTTAGTTGCGCCGGTGTTCGTGTGTCCTTTGGATTACCTGTCGTGCGGTCTTGGCCGCCGACGTACACAACGTGCCGGGATGTTGTATTGAACCCTTTTGCCCCGTTGGTGATTTCCCAAGGATCTACCGTATCATCGTCGTTGTTACTTACCAGACGCTCCCATCTGCCGTCAAGGTGAAGCATATCCGTGTAACCCACCTGCTTCCAACCTCTACCCCCTGCAGATACGGGGGAGGTGTGCCAACGACGAATGTCTGCGGCACTAACCTCACGCCCTTCCGGAGTGTCGGTGCAATGAATGACTAATCTATCCAACCTGCCCATTCCTTCCTACCTTAGTTTTCTCAATAAACCTTGAACCAAGACGTGCCATTGTAATGCAACGTCACCGTCGTACTCTTAGCTATCTCAACAGTACCTATTGTGATCTTGTGAGATGATGAGCTATTCGTTACCGTCAAGGAAGCTCCCAATTCAACACCATCTCCTGTGATAGTGTAGGTTGCATCCGCTGCAGGAGTGTCGGTGATCGCATTCGCGTAGCCTGGGATTGTGATCACTGTGCTCGCTAAGGTGGCTGTCTTGGTAGTTCTCTTATCCAACACCACGCATTCCTCTCCGAATGCGGTCCCTGTATCTGCCATCATGAGCATCTTGAAGAAGTACAACTCCGACATTGGTGATACCTTGTCGATTTGTATCACGTTCTCGTCGTCCTGCAGGTTAACTGCTGCGAAGAGGTTAGAATCGTACCCCGGAGAACATAGCGTGGCGATTAACAAGCCTGTAGGCCAGTTCGATACGCGAACCAAAGGAATCCCTCCAAATCGCATTGGGTTGGAATCTACCCAATCTGCCCCCTTATAGCTCTGAGACTTCAATTCAGCATCGTACTTATCAGCATCCTTCATGGACAGAAGAATCTTCAAGTTCTTATCTTCACGCATCTTTTCCGGGATGGCGTCCACCAACGCCTGCAACTGTTTGATCATCGTAGTCTCAGAAGTGGTCGCGTAGATCACTTCGCTATCGGACAAGATCCGAGTAACGACACCATTGAATAGTTTGTCATCTCCTTCGGAAGCGTAGATCCCATTCACATAATGTTTTCCAAGTTCAAAAGTGACTTGCTGACTCAACGCGTCCAACAATGCGTTCTGTCCCTCAGGTGGCAATTCGCGGAATACCAACTGTCCCTTTGGTTGCCATTTTCTCCAGATTGATTCGAATGTGCGCGGGTTGAACGTAGTGAAGGCCATGAAGTCCTTCGGTTCAAGAGCCCTCTCACTGTATGTGAACGTTCCAGAGGCATCTGATACTTCTGGGTTCTCCTTGCGTTTCTGCAACATTGTTCCCGTCTTAAGACGAGGAATGAACCATTTTTTGTTGATTCCCGGTTCTACGTGAATCAACCCTTTTGCAACGAGGTCATTGCCCGTTGCTGCAACAGTGAGGAGCTTCTCAAGTACCTCACCGGCATAATTTGTGTTTTGAATAGTAACTGCCATACTCTTTAATTAATTAATAGCGAGACCTCTCTTTGATCTCCTTCATTCTCTTCTCCCATGGGCTCTCTTCTCCTTGGTTACCTGGTACGGTCACCTTCTTCTTAGCCTCTATCGCGTCGATGGCCTTCACCCCGTTATCAAAGTCTGCAACCAACAGAGACTTGAATGTCTCCCGTTTGTCTTCACCGAACTTATGTTCTGCAATCGCTTCGTCCAAGATAGTCTTGATATGAGCCTCCTTGGCTTCCTTCTCAGCATTCTCGAAGGCCTCCAACCGTGCCTTCATGTTTCTGTTTTCCTCTGCTGTTGAATCAAGCAACACCTCCATTTCGGAGATTCGTGCCTCAATAGCTTCGTCCGTTGCGCAGTCTGCGAATCGGGTTCTCTTTCTTAAGTCTTCGTACTTCATTGTTTTATCGTTTAATAATTGATTAAACAGCGCATACACGCTGTCTACCTTATCGTCCTTAGGTCGTTCCTTTGTCTCGTAGATCTCGTCAACAAGTCCCATCTTTACCGCTTCTTCGGCGGTAAGATAATGGTCCTTGCCATCGAAGAACTGAGATCGTATTGACTCCTTATCTGCTTTCATCTTATTTGCGAAGATATCGCACAGACTATCTTCTAATGCGGACATCTCTTCTATGCACTTCTTCATCTCTTCGGTGTTGCCATAGCAACCTCCCGATACGGAATGGATCATCAGACGAGCGTACTTGCTCATCTTCACCGGTCTTCCACACATCGCTACTACTCCCGCCATGCTGGCTGCTATTCCGTCTATGAATATCTCAATATCCGCCTCACAGCTCTTAATCGCGTTGAATATCGCTATCCCCTCGTATACTTCCCCTCCGTAGCTGTTGATACGGAGTTTGATTTTTTTGCCGCGCCTTGCGCAGTCGGTCAGCTCCTTGGCTATTGACTCCGCACTGACGGAGTCCTCGAATCTCCCTATGTTCCCATAGAGATAGACGGTGGCGGTCTTCTCACTCTCCACTATGTTGAAGTATCTTCTTCTCATGCTCTCTTCTTCCAATAGTTATAATCAGCCTTACGCATTCCCTTCTTCCTGAATGCTCTCCATCTCTTTGTTACTTCATCGAATACGACTACCGCATTTCCTTTTTTAACTGCCCTCGATAAACTTTGCATACGCCTCTTTTTTAGTTTTACGCCCAATTGCACAACAAAAGTAATGTTGCGGATTCAGTCAGAAAAATATATATGTCATTTCGGCAGACTAATTTTATATTTTGTTTTAAATAGCTCATTTTTGCAGAGAAAAACAACTGACAACATGGCAGAAAATTTCACGAACAAACAAAAAAAGGACTACGCCAAGACACTCTTTCTGTCCGAGCCAAACATCTCACAAAAGGAGCTGGCGGAGCGCGTAGGCGTGAGCGCGCAGACAGTGTGCGCTTGGTTTAAGAAAGAGAAGTGGGAAGACCTTAAGACATCTCTCCTGGTGTCTAAGGATAAAGAGCTGGCAAGGCTTTACAAACAGCTCAAACAGCTGAACGACTTCGCAGAGTCTAAGGAGGAAGGACAGCAGTTCTTATCTTCCAAGGAGGCGGACACACTAACCAAGGTAAGCTCCGCCATCAGGACACTAGAGACGGAGATGAACATAGCGGATAAGATGCAGGTGGGTCGTGAGTTCTTAGCCTTCGCCAGGCAGACGGCTGGGTTCGATGACTCTAAGCTGATCGGCAAAATATTCAATCTTTATATTCAAACTTTTAGGTCTAAGTAATGGCAGATAAAATAACTAAGAAACAGTCCTATAAGGAGTGGGACGAGTACATCAAGCAGTGGCTGTCTGATGTGGAGGTGCTAACCAACGAGACCCCAATAGAGAGGGAGAATAGAATTGCAAAGTTGGAATGCTACCCAGAAAGGTGGTTCGCATATTACTTTCCGAAGTATTGCACCTCCGAGCCTGCTGATTTCCATAAGAAGGCCACCAGCCGTCTATTGTCATACAAGAAATGGTACGAAGTGCGAGCATGGTCTCGTGAGTTAGCTAAGTCAGCACGCTCCATGATGGAGATGCTCTATCTTGCCTTGACCGGACAGATAGAGAATGTACTTCTTGTGTCTAACTCGAAGGACAACGCAGACCGACTTCTAATGCCGTTCATGATTAATCTGGAGAAGAACCTCCGCATTGTGAACGATTATGGCGAACAACGTATAGAAGGGAAGTGGGAAGCTGGAGAGTTCACCGCTAAGTGCGGATGTTCCTTTCGCGCGCTGGGTGCGGGGCAGTCACCTCGTGGTACACGTAACGAGGCGAAGAGACCCGATTTCATTCTTATCGATGATATCGACACGGATGAGGAGTGCCTTAATTCCGACCGAATAGACAAGAAGTGGGACTGGATAGAACAAGCCTTGATTCCTACCGTATCTGTCAGTGGGGACTGCCGGATACTATTCAATGGGAACATCATTGCGAAGGACTGCTGCATCACGCGGGCTATCAAGGTGGCGAACCATGCGGACGTGGTCAACATTCGTGACGAACACGGGAAGAGCACGTGGCCAAGCAAGAATAGTGAAGAGGATATTGACTTCATCCTGTCGAAGATATCCACCCGATCTGCACAGCAGGAGTACTTCAATAACCCCATATCCGAGGGGGAGATATTCAAGTGCTGCAGATATGGGAAGATTCCTCCTCTGTCTAAGTTCAAGTTCTTGATAGCATACGGTGACCCGGCACCGTCTGAGAACAAAACCAAGATGTCATCCACCAAGACCGCATTCCTGTGTGGAATGTTGGACGGAGTTCTGTATGTCATTAAAGGTTACTTGGATAGAGGCACTAATGACGAGTTCATTAACTGGTTTATCGAACTGCAACGGCACGTGGACGGGAAGACGAACCTCTATTCTTACATCGAGAACAACAAGTTGCAAGATCCATTCTTTCAACAAGTATTCAAGCCCATTGTGGCGCGGAAGAGACATGATTTAGGCATAGCTCTTAACATCTTACCGGATACGAAGAAGAAGACGGACAAGGCTACCCGTATAGAGGCGAACCTTGAACCATTGGATAGAGAAGGAAGGCTCGTGTTCAATGAGGTCTATAAGAATAACCCGCACATGCAGAGGCTTGTGGATCAGTTCAAGTTATTCTCTCTGAAATTGAAGTATCCCGCCGATGGTCCCGACTGTATAGAAGGAGCTCTTCGGACTATCGAAGACAAACAAAGGGAGTCTCAACCTACCGTCACCGTGCCTATTAGCACCTTGACAAGGAGAAACAAAAAGAGGCTTTGAATATTGATTAAACGCTGATTAAATGGCACAATTCATTAATATCGAGGATTACGACGCATCCGTACATCATGAGATACTTGACGCTCTTACGAGGGCGGACGATGCGATTGCGGAGATATGCGAAGATAGAGCTATCTCCGAGATGAAGAGCTATCTGTCCGTCAGGTATGATGTGGACAGAATATTCTCCATGACCGGTAACGACAGGCATCCGTTGGTGCTGATGTTCGCCCTGGACATTACAATATTCCATCTCTTCTGCATCCACAACCCGCAGAAGCTGTCGCAGATACGTAAAGATAGATACGACAGAGCCATTGAATGGTTGAAGTCAATCGCATCTGGTAAGATAGACCTCTCCGCGTCATCTGACGGGCATGGAGGTATGACCGACTTCAAGATAACGGACGAGGAGTCCGTCAACCATCGGGCTAACTACCTGATGAGAAGCAACACAAAACGAACTAATCATTATTGATTATGGCTAAGAAACAAAAGGTAACGACGGGAGGTAACTTCCCACTCGCAGGACAGAAGTCCAAGATCATCACGTTGACGCAACCTCAGCGGTTCGGCATTGATATCTCAACTTACATGTCCGCTATTCGCAGCTTCGAGAACGTGGACTTCACGCAGCGTACGAAGCTGTACGATATATATTCGGACATAGTACTTGACCCACACCTATCTTCTGTATTGGAGAAGAGAAGGAATGCTGTATTATCCGCTCCGGTGGAGTTCGTGGTGAACGGAAAGCCGGATGATGCTGTCATGGACCAATTGAATTCACCTTGGTTCTCCTCCTTCCTGATGGACGCATTAGATGCGAAGTTCTTCGGCATCACGCTCTTCCAGTTCGACAGGGACAAAAACGGGTATATCACCTATGATATTATTCCGCGGAAGCACTTCGACCCTATACAGAGAATCATCAAGGCGCGTCAGACGGACATTACCGGTCTTCCTTATGACGACTTCTATAACCTGTTGGAAGTTGGTAACCCTCGCGACTTAGGTCTATTGGCCAATGTCGCTCCTTACGTCATCTATAAGAGAGCGACCATGGGCGACTGGTCTCAGTTCTCTGAACTATTCGGGATGCCTATCCGCGAATACACGTATGATGCCGCGGACGATGATGCCCGCGCCAAGATCATGAACGATGCCTTCGAACAAGGTGGTGCTGGCGTGTACATCCATCCTGAGGGAACTAACTTTGCGCTCGTGGAGAGCGGGAACAAGACTGGAAGTTCGGACTTATATGACCGCCTCACAGAGCGGTGCAATAACGAGATATCGAAGCAGATTCTCGGTAACACGCTCACCACGGAGGCAGGGAAGAACGGCACGCAGGCACTTGGATCTGTACAATCGAAGGCGGAGGATGTGATCCTCATGTCTGACCGACGTTATCTGACCAACCTCCTCAACTACGACTTCACCGATATTCTCTCCTCGCTGGGAATAGATACCAGACGCGGAGGATTCCAATTCGCGGAGTCCGACAACTTGGATAAGGAGAAGCAGTTGCGCATCTACCAAGGGCTTGCAGCCTTAGGTTTAGAGATAAGTAAGGACGAGCTATACGAGACCTTCGGAGTGGAACGTCCAGGGGTTAAGGATGCGGTGGCAGGAACTCAGTCCACTAAGACAGTAGAAGAGGAAGAAGAGGAGGAAGAGGAAGACAAAAAGAAAAAGCCTACGGTTAAAGAACCGAAGGAGAAGGAAGTGAAGGAGAAGGAAGTGAAGGAAGATTCGTTCTGGTCAACCTTTTGGAATCGGGCTTTGAGTTTTTTTCATCAAGCCCCGCTATACGGGGCAGAATAGACCCGTGCGCATGTTATCCCCAAAACGAAGGTAAGGAGGCCACCGTGGCCGCTCCATTCTCCTTCAACAAGGATGTGTTGGCGGATGCTATCCGTCGCATCTACAAGAAGGAGATAGATCCGGACAGGGAGATTGACGAAGGCATGTTCGAAGAGACCTTGCGCATCATCAACCAAGCTACGGACGAGGGTATATCCGCCGCAAGCATTGACGTGGAGAAGGCCTTCACGGAGGCCATCAAGAAGAACAACGAAGTGTTCTCCGCATTCCGAGTCCACGACTTGCAGACGCAGATGGCGGGCGAGCTTCTCAATGAAGACGGGAAGCTGCGCACTTTCTCCGAGTTCAAGGAGGCGACCTCTCCGATAGCTTCTCACAGTGTAGACCAATACCTGCGTACGGAATACGACACCGCCGTGCTACGTGCAAGGCAGGCTGCCAACTGGCAGCAGTTCGAGGCGGAGAAGGATGTGCTACCCAATCTTCGTTGGGTTCCCAGCACAAGTAGTAATCCTGGCGCAGACCACAAGATATGGTGGGGTACCGTTTTGCCTGTTGACCATCCGTTCTGGACGGCTCACAAGCCTGGCGACCGATGGAACTGCAAGTGCGACTTGGAGGCCACGGACGACAAGTGTACCAAGGTGCCGGAAGGTTACCAGTCTAAAATGGATTTACCTAACAATGGACTGGAGAACAACCCCGCACAGGACGGAAAGCTATTCTCAGAAAAACATCCATACTTTCCTGTCTCTTGTTCAAGGTGCCCGTTCTCGGTAAATGTTTTTAAAGACCGTTTAATGAGCGTTTTTAGAAACAAGAAAAAGGACTGCGTAGAATGCGAGTTTGCGAAGGGATGTGTGGAAAAGTTGAAGATCAGGAAGAATTACCACTACGACAAAAAGTGGAGTATCCCTTATGTGTCCGAGAAAGGATATATCGCCGTGGAAGAAGGGCACGGAGCGTCCGAATTGGAACAAAACAAACGGAGTGCTAAACCTCTGGCGGATGACGGGATGAGGGTCGAACTGATACGTCAGAAGACCATCAGGATAGACAGTTTTAAGAAAAAGATAACAACACGAGATGCAAACGTGTTCGGATCTCCGAATGTGGAATCTTCAAAGTGGGAGTTCAAATTCACTGAAAATTACGAATGTCTTTCTAATTCAATGGGCACAAAGGCGGCACAAGCCGTAGCGCAAGGGGCAGATGTCGTATTGATAGACATTAAGCGAACGAAACTATTCTCCGACAAGGAGGTCATTGATGGAGTGTTCAACTCATTCAACTACAATCCAGAACTTAAAGGCATTGTAGTAATGATTGAAAGCAGGGAATATAGGGTGATAAGTAGGAAGTATTATACTACGGGGCGTCATGAAGAGATGATAAAAAATTGGCTGGTAAGTATAAACTAACCAGCCAATCCGTTGGCGAACGCCTTTCGGAAGTTGCCAACAACTGTCAATCGAATGACGCTTCAAATATACAACATTTTTTTATATCCAACACATGACACCGAAACAATTTAACGACCGACTTCGATTAAAGTCGTCCGAGATAAAGCACCTGATGGAACGGACACTCCCAGTGAAGATAGGCGCAATAGCCCAGAGTCACTATAAGGAGAACTTCCGCAACAGCGGGTTCGACGGTACGAAGTGGAAGACAACCTGGAGACAGCAGCATGGCAGCGGTGCTGCCTCCAGCTATGGACCTCTACTAAGTAAGAGGAAGAACCTCTATAACTCAATTACCCGAACTACGGGCAAGGGAACCGTCACCATCTCCACGAACGTGGAGTATGCTGCCATCCATAACGAAGGAGGTACTCTTCACCCGAAGGTGACGCCCAAGATGAGGAAGTTCGCCTGGGCGAAATTCTTCGAGGCATCCGGCATAAAGAAGGGCATGACGGCGGCGGAGAAGAAGGCCGCAGCTGCCAACGAAGATGTGAAGAAATGGTTAGGGCTAGCCCTAACAAAGAAGACTTCGCTCTCCATCAACATCCCCAAGAGGCAATTTATTGGAGAGAGCGAGGTGCTCTCTAAGAAGATTATAGACAAAATAGATGACGAACTCAACAAAATACTCAAACAATGAACAATATAATTACTAACACCATCCGCAGAATGGCGGAGAACATGCAGGAGCTATCTATAGTAGATGAGGACTACGGACAGCTGGAGACCTCCGATGATACTTATCCGGTTACATTCCCGGCACTGCTAATATCGACCCCGAAGATAGAATGGAGCGATCAAGGAAAGCTGTGTCAATGCGGGCTTGCCACCATGGAGATACGCTTGGTGCTGGACTGTTACGACGATACACACTACGGGAGTACTACCGAATCCAAGGCGCAGGAGCGCATGGACATGTACGTGAGGATGAACCGCCTCCTGCATGGGTGGAGACCGGATGAAGACTGCACCGCTCTCATCCGAACGAGTAGCATATTCGAGACTATTGGAGGAGGTAAGAAGATATACGGAGGAGTCTATTCTTTTGAGGTCTATTATGACGCGGTAGATGATGTTGCGGTAGCGAATACCCCACGGCCTAGGATTCAATTCAGTCGATTAACCACTGTTTAATCAGTGGTTAATCGAAGAGAGAAAGCTGTCGCTCTCGTGGCTGTGAGGCCTCGATGTTCATGTGAAGGAGGCGGAAGAAGGTGCGCTCCGACATGGGGATGCGCTTGCGTACGATGGTGCGATACACCCACAGCCGGCAGCGGTCTAGCCTGCCTGGCTCATAGTTCTCAGCTACTATCTGTTTGACTATTTTTGCCTTTAGTATGGTATTTTCGGTGCTCATATTCAATAGTTTGTATCACAAAGATATTACACCTTTTTTGAATAAAAAAAGGAGAACCAACCGATTCTCCTTTTTTATTTATCTATATCCTTTTTTGTCAAGCCACGCGGCGCACTTCTGTAGGCATAGCCACATTGTAGTGGTTCTTAAACATCCAGTCTTCAAGTTCCATCAAAATGTGACGGCTAAATTGGTTATTGAATACCTGTTGATTTAGAAAGTCTATCTTTTTCCTATCCTTAGGTTTTTCCAATTCATAAAGAGCATAGAGCAACAAAGAAAAGGTAATAGTTCTTTGTTGGCCATCTACTATGTTATATCTCTCATAGCCATCATCATTAACATCTTTATGCAAGATAAGTGTACCAACACGGTACACCTCTTTGTTATTGTTTCTTGCTTCAATAACATCATCTAATAATTGAATAGCATTGCGAGCTGACCATTTATATGAACGCTGATATTCCGGAACGGAAAGACTAACATTGTTAATAGATTTTCCATCCTTCTTTCTGGTAATTTTACCCTCTAAAAGTAAATCACCAATTGTGGTTATTGATAGTGTCAGATTTTCCATTTGCTTTGATTTTGTTATACAAACATTTTATCTAAACACGTACTTTTTAAATTATTTTTATGTACTTTTTAAATTTGAGATTATA